CCGCTCATGGTTACTTCGGTACCGTGATGACTCGTTTAACGCTCGCCGGTAAATACGAGGCCGGTGTCGACGCCAAGGAGATCATCGAGAAAGAACTCTCTCTTGCTGGAGTACAAAGACCCATAACATTGGAACAACTCCCCGGCGCTCCCTATCAGTGGTTCCGTTTCGGTGATTTCGCCGGTTACATCCTCGAGAAACCAATCTGATGGCTAAGTCAACGAAGATCGAAGTAGATATGCGAGTGAACCGAGTAGCTCGCCTTTTAGCGAACGGGGCGGTGCGCTCGGAGATCGTTCAATACTCTGCGAATGAGTGGGGGGTCTCGGATAGGCAGACGGACAACTACATCGCGAAGGCGAGAGAGCTGATCCGCGCCGACTGGGAGATCGACCGGCGCAGCTTCACTGCGGAGATACTTGCCCAGCTTTCGAGCATTCAAAAAGAGGCACGGAAGACCGGCAACCTCAGCGTCGCCCTGGGTTGCGTCAATCAAGCCGCAAAGGTCGCGCGGTTGTTTGAATGAGCATCCTGGCGTCAGTTCCGGGGGGCTCGATCCTCTCCGCTATCGAGTCCGCAACGCCCTTCACTGAGGCTGACCTGCGCGGGTACGTTGACGGGCTAGCCGAGGGGCTCACAGGGCCTCAGCGCGAGGTGTGGGAGGCGAACAAGCGGTTCAAGCTGCTCTGCTCCGGTCGTCGTTTCGGCAAGACCTATCTCTGCATCACTCGGCTGATCTGCTGGGCGATGGAAAAGCCCGGGAGCCTGTGCTGGTACGTCACCGCGAACTATCGGATGGCGAAGCAGATCGCATGGCGTCAACTGAAGGCGATGGCCCCCGAGGAGCTCGTCGTCAAGCGGAACGAGTCGGACCTCTCGATCGAATTCGCTAACGGCAGCCTGATCGCTCTCCGGGGCGCGGATAACGAGGACAGCCTGCGGGGCGTAAGCCTTTCGGCGCTCGTTATCGATGAGGCCGCCTACGTCAAGCAGACGGCGTGGGAGATGGTCCTACGGCCCGCCCTATCGGATCAAAACGGCCCCGCCTGGTTTATTACTACCCCTGCGGGTCTGAACTGGTTTCACGATCTCTGGGAGCAGGCTCAGGAGCAAGCGGACTGGGACACGTTCTCGTTTACGACGATTCAAGGGGGGAACGTCGCGGCGGAAGAGATCGAGGCCGCCCGGAATACGCTCGATGAACGTACCTTTAGGCAAGAATACCTAGCGAGCTTTGAGACGCTCTCGGGTCGGGTTTATCCCGGCTTCACCGACGAGAACATCAGCGAAGACGTCAAGGACACCGGCGGGCCGATCTATTGGGGCACCGACTTCAACGTCAGCATCATGGCCGGCGTTCTCGGCAGTCGAGTCGGCGACACGCTTCATATCTGGGACGAGCTCGCCGTCAAGCAGTCGAACACCGACGAGGTGTGCGCGATGCTTCGCGCTCGGTTCCCTGATCGTCAGGTCATCGCCTACCCGGACCCGACGGGCTCAGCTCGTAAGACGTCCTCAGCAGGGCGTACCGATCACGACATCATCCGTCGTTTCGGCTTTAGCTGCATCAGCCCGAAGGCTCCCTGGGCCGTTAAGGACAAGATCAACGCAACGAACTGGATGATCAGAACGGCGAAAGGCAGCCTGCGTCTCTTCGTACATCCCCGCTGTAAACACACAATCAAGGCCTTAAAAAACGTGACCTACAAGCAAGGCGCGGAAGACTATGTGATTGATAAGTCGGCAAACATCGAGCACTGGACTGACGGCCTCGGTTACTTAATCCTCGGCGCGTTTAATCCTTTGCACGAACGCGCAGGCCGAGGGACCGGGATCCGGTTATATTGATTCCACTGAGATCTGGCGGACAACGTTGCAGACCTGGGAGCTTCGGTAGCCCAGCACCCTGCATCCCCGTCACGACTGTTCATCCGGATGAACTGGCCGATTCGTTTCTAGAGCGTCTAACGGGATCAAAGTCATTGAGAGGGGGTAGGTGACAAACCGCCCCCTTTCTTGTGTCTGTAGTTCCCTCGATTAACATCAGACTATTGGGCGGGTTCTAGCTGTGTACTCAGGCTTCTCTGGTCGGCAACGCGTCGGCAACGTGACGACCGTAGAAAGCCCCAACACGGCTTATATCAACATGGAGCCGCACTGGCTTCTGATCGAAGCGTTGTTGCAAGGAACTTACGGAATCAGAAAAGGTCACAGAAAATATCTTCCGCAGGAACCGAGAGAACTAGACGAGGCCTATGACAACAGGTTGATGCGTTCAACGCTTGCGCCTTATTACGTCAGGCTCGAGCGGATGTTGGCGGGGATGTTGACCCGCAAGCCTGTTCGCCTTGAAGACGTCAGCGACGTTGTTACCGAGCAGCTCTTCGACGTTGACCTACAAGGCAACGATCTCAACGTGTGGACCTACGAAACCGCAAGGAAATGTATTCGTTACGGACACGTCGGCGTTTTAGTTGACGCGCCGAAGTCAGGCGAGAACGGGAGACCCTACTGGGTAGCCGTGACGCCAAGAGACATCCTCGGCTGGCGGAGCGAGGTCAAGGACGGCAAGCAGCAGCTAACTCAGTTGCGGCTGATGGAAGAGATCACCGTGCCCGACGGTCTCTACGGCGAGAAGCAGGTGCAGCAGGTTCGGGTACTTACCCCCGGCGCTTTCGAGATTCATCAGAAGGACAAGAAAGGGGACTTTGTATTGATCGATGAAGGGCGCACAAGCCTCAGCGAGATTCCGTTTGCTGTCGCCTACTCGAACCGCGTCGGCGTTCTTGAGTCACGCCCGCCCTTGTCTGACATCGCTGAGCTGAACCTCAAGGCGTATCAAGTGCAGTCTGATCTCGACAATCAGCTCCACATCAGTGCCGTTCCGATGCTCGCCATCTACGGCTTCCCGCAGTCGGCAGAAGAGATCAGCGCGGGGCCAGGAGAGGCGATGGCGCTCCCTGAATCAGCACGGGCTGAATACATCGAGCCAGGCGGGAACAGCTACAACGCACAGTTTCAACGGCTTGATCAAATCGCGGGGCAGATCAATGAACTAGGCCTCGCTGCCGTTCTCGGTCAGAAGCTCAGCGCAGAGACGGCGGAGGCTAAGAAGATCGACCGGAGTCAAGGCGACAGCACGATGATGGTCATCGCTCAGCAAATGCAAGACCTGATCGATAACTGCCTGTCATTCCACGCGCAGTACATGCAGCAGTCTCAAGTCGGCAGCAGCTTCGTTAATCGTGACTTCCTCGGTCAGCGTCTCGAGCCGCAAGAGATTCAGTCCCTGTTGCAGCTCTATACGGCAGGAACGATCACGCAGGAAACGCTCCTGAATCAGCTCTCTGCCGGTGAGGTTCTCGGCGACGAGTTCGACGTCGAAGAGGAGATCGAGGCGACGCAGACCGGCGGCCTGATCGAGATGCAACAGCCTGAGCCCGAGCCTGCGCCGGAAGAAGAGGCCACAATGCCAGAAGCAGAGCCGGAGGCAGAAGAAGATGAGCTGGCTAGATAAGTTGCGGAAGCGTGAGCCCGAAGAGCCGATCAACCGGCTTCTGTTCTTTACGAAACAAGAGCTGACAGAACAGAGTTACGCGGTGATCAGAATCACCTGGTACATCGACGGTGAAATCGCGGGGGTCTCAGAGACCTCGATCGGCTTATACGACCAAGATGTCATCGCTGAGTTTTCTGATCTAGTCGGGAACGCTTTACGCGCCGGTTGTGACGTTTCGGTCGCTTGTATTGATGACCCGCAATATCTGGGCATCTATGACTCATGAGCACGCCGTCGGAGCTGTACCGCAATGCGATCGACCTCAATCGATTTAGCAACAGCGTTGCCAAGCGAGTTGCTGTTGCATACAACGATCTTGTTCTGGATTCTGTTGATCAGCTTCGTGGCATTGATGAGCTTGCTGCGCCTGCAAAGGCTGCACGGCTTCGGGCGATCCTCGCGCAACTGAAGGAGTCCTTAGAAGGCTGGGCAGGAGCAAGCACGCTTTCGGTCGTCGAAGATCTTCAGGGCTTAGCCGTTCTTCAGAGCGAGTTCGTGACGAACGAGCTCAGGCAGGCTCTGCCGATCGAACTAAGAGAGCAGATTCGCAGCATTCAGATCAGCCCGCAGTTTGCTCAGTCAGTCGCAACAGTAGACCCAACTGAGATTAACGTTGTTTCTCTTAGCGACGACCTACAGGCCGCCGTTACCGGAGCGCCGCAAACGTTCAGCCTGACCGCCGCGCAGGGAACGACCGTCAC